GCGACCACGCCGGATTCATTAACGTAAGGAGCACACCATGACCATCTACACCAACTCGGGCCTGGCGATGTCGATGCAATCGGCTGTCGCTGCTGCCAAGACCATCACCGCCGTCACCAATGCCGCTCCCGGCGTTTTCAGCTGCACCGCCAACGGCTACACCAACGGCGACCTGCTGCTGCTGGAAATCGAAGGCATGACCGAGCTGAACAAGCGCGTGGTCGAAGTGGTCAGCGTGGCCACCGACACATTCCAGGTAGCCGGCCCGGATGGCACCACCGGTATGGATACCACCAACTTCGGCACATTCAGCAGCGGCACGGCGAAAAAGCTCACCATGGGCACATCGATCGTCGGCTGCCAGGGCTTCAACTCCAGCGGCGGCGAGATCAAGTTCGAAGACAGCACCACCGTCCAGGACACCGTCGATAAGCAAATTGTCACTGGCGCCACCGCGTTGTCTTACAGCCTTGAAATGCAATGGGATCCGGCCAGTACCGGCCAGCAGGCGATGCAGTCAGCGTTTGAAGTGCGCGCCTCCAAAGCATTCAAGATCACCTGGCCGTCTGGCGCCTACGTCGCGTTCTACGGCAGCGTCGGCTACTCCGGCGCACCGGGCGGGTCCAAGCAGGGCATCACCACCACCAATGCGGCAATTGCGGCAGAGGGCAACCTCACCATGTGCGCATGAGCGCGGACCTCCTGAAAAGGCGGGTGGCCGCCCGGCAACGCATCAAGCAGGTTGGCGGCCACACCTTCACCCTGCGCCGCCCGACCAAGTTCGAGCTGGTCAAGTATGCATCACTGACCATGCTCGACTACCTGTGCGAGTGCGTCGACGACTGCGATCTCACCGAGGCAGACGTCGTCAGCAACGGCAGCGCCGAGGTCAAGCTGCCGTTCGACCGCGCATTGTTCCGCGACTGGCTGTACGAGCGCGATGAACTGTGGGTGCCGCTGACCCAAGAGCTGAGCGATATGGTCAAGGCGCATAGCGCCGCGCTGGAGGAAGACGCAAAAAACTCATTGCCTGGCTAGAGCATCTGCATTTTTGCGAACAGATGAAACTCAAGCCAGGCAGCCCCCCGCAGTCCGCGCAGCTTGCGATTCAGGCGTTTAACCAGAACAGCCAGATCGGATTCGAGCAAACGGCAGACGTGCTTGGGTACGACGACCTTGAGCTACTGGTGACGCAGCTGCAAACCATCCGCGTATTTCAGGAACGGAGCTAAGACATGGCGCAGCCCGACGTAAAGATCAGACTCACCGCAGACGACAAGACGCGGGCGGCGTTCGCCAGCGCCAATTCCAACCTGCAAAAGCTGCAGTCCGGCGCCGCCAAACTCACCTCCACGTTCGGCGCGCTCGGCTTGGCCGTCAGTGTGGGCGGCCTGGCTGCCTTCGCCAAATCCGGCATCGACGCCGCCGACGCACTGAACGACATGAGCCAGCGCCTCGGCGTATCTGTCAAGGACCTGGCCAGTTTCAAGCTCATCGCCGAGCAGAGCGGCACCAGCCTGGAGAGCGTCGGCACCGGCATCGCGCGGCTGTCGAAGTCCATCGGCGAAGCCGAAGGCGGCAACAAGAAGCTCGCCCAGGCGTTGCAGCAGCTCGGCATCACCGCACGCGACCCCAAGGAAGCCTTCTTCCAGCTCGCCGACGCGGTGCAGAAAACCGAAGACCCCAACAAGCGCGCCGCGCTGCTGTCTGCCGTGCTCGGCAAGAGCTACGGCGAGCTGGTGCCGCTGCTCAACCAGGGCAGCGATGCGCTGCGTGAATCGGCGCGGCAGAGCGAGACTTTTTCAGAGGCGATGGCGCGTCTGGCACCCAACGCCGACAAGTTCAACGACGAACTCGAGCGGCTCAAAACAGAAGGCGCCGGGGCTGCGGCCGTGCTTCTCGAAAGAATCGTGCCTGGATTGTCAGACACGGCTGAAGCAGTCCGCAAACTGCTCGACGAGGACAAGGGAATCCAGGCGCTGGTGCGCGCCTTCGCCGGCCTCGGCAAACTGCCGTTCGACGCGCTGATCGGGAACCCGTTCAAGATCGCCGAGACGGCTCCGGCCCGCATCAAGGAACTGCGCGCCGAGCTGAACGATCTTCAGGGTGATCTCAAGAGCGCGCAGCCCGGAGGTGATAAAAGCAGCGTGGTGATGCGCAAGCTTTTCGGCACACCAGAAGAGATTCAGCGCGAGATCGCAATCAAAAAGAACCAGATCGAGGCGCTGGAGAAGTTCGGCGAGCAGGTCTACAAGCCGAAGGCGGCCGACAAGCCGGCTGTCGGCGTCGGCAATACCGATTTCAGCAACGCGTTCGCCGGCAAAACCAAGGCCGCAGCCAAGCTTGATGAGATCGATCCATTCTCAAGCCAGCGCCTTGCTGCAATGAAGGCCGAGGCCGCGGAACGCCAAAAAATATCCGACTTCTATATCGGCCAGATTGAAGCCGAAAACGACGCGATATTCAAGCAATCGGATGCCTTGGTGGAAGCGCAGCGCGGATTGGTCGACATGATTGATCCGTCCGCCAAACTGGTGCGCCAGCTCACGGAACTGGACAAGTTCGACGGCGTGCTCGACCCGGAACTGCTGGCTGCGGCACGGCTGGAGATCAACGGGCAGATCGACGCGCTGAACGACATGGCCCCGGCCATCGATAAAAACAACGACATGGCACGTGAACTCGGCCTCACCTTCGAGAGCGCATTCGAGAATGCAATCGTCGGCGGCAAGAAATTCAGCGACGTGCTGAAGGGGCTGGCGCAGGACATCCTGCGCATCATTGCGCGCAAGGCGATTACCGAGCCGCTTGGCAATGCGGTCGGAGATTGGGCGTCCGGCCTGTTCAAGTCTGCCAACGGCAACGTCTTCTCCAACGCCCCCGCGCTCTCGGCATATTCCGGCACGGTGCAGACGAGCCCATTTATCTTCCCATTCGCCAACGGCGGTGTTCCCAACTGGGGGATCGGCGCCGAAGCCGGCGCCGAAGCAATCCTGCCGCTCAAGCGCGGCCGTGACGGCAAGCTGGGCGTGTCGGCGGATGGTGGCGGCGGCAGTGTGGTGATGCATAACTACTACACCATCGATGCCCGCGGCGCCGACGCCGGCGTCGAGCAGCGCATCCGCCGCGCCATGGATCAGGCGGTCGAGATCGCGGTCTCCCAGGTGCAAAACCTCAACCAGCGGGGGCAGCTGCGGCTGACGTAATCCATGGCGATCACCTATCCCATCAGCCTGCCGTCCTCGCCCGCCCCCGCCAGCATCCGCATCTACCCGCGCTCCGTCGTCGCGGTCGCGGTGTCGCCGTTCTCCGGCACGCAGCAGGCCTATCAGCATCAGGGCCAGGTATGGCAGGCCGACATCACGCTGCCGCCGATGCGGCTGGCCGCCGCGCAGCCGTGGATGGCCGCGCTGCTGCAGTTGAACGGCCGCTACGGCACCTTTTATCTGGGCAACGAAACCATGCGCACGCCGCTCGGCGCGGCCACCGGCACGCCGCTGGTCAAGGGCGCATCGCAAACCGGGCAGTCGCTGATCACCGACGGCTGGACGGCAGGCGTCACCGGCATCCTCAAGCAGGGCGATTACATCCAGCTTGAAAGCCGGCTCTACATGGTGATGGTGGACGCCAACTCGGACGGCACCGGCAATGCCACGCTCGACATCTGGCCGCGGCTGCGCTCGGCACCGGCCGACAACGCGGCGATCACGGTGAGCAACTGCAAAGGCCTGTTCCGCCTCACCAGCAACGAAATGCCGTGGTCGCACCGGCGCGGCGGCATCGTCGAGTTCGAGACGATCACGGCGGTGGAGGCGATCTGATGAGCCGCACGCTCACCACCGCGATGGCAACCGAGGTCGGACAGTCGGCCGTCTCGCCGATCTTCCTGGTCGAGATGGACTTTGCCAGCGGCTTCGTGCGCACCTGGTCCGGCTACGGCGAACTGACCTGGGACAGCAAGACCTGGCTCGGCTCCGGCCACCTGATGGCGATCGACACGCTGTCCGAAGACATCGACTTCGTCGCCAACGGCGCCAACCTCAAGCTTTCCGGCATCCCCAGCGAATACATCTCCATCGCGCTCGACCAGCACTACCAGGGCCGGCCGGCCACCATCTACCTCGGCATGCTCGATAGCACCGGCGCAGTGATCGTCGACCCTGTGACCATCTATTCCGCGCAGATGGACACGATGGAGATCGACGAGGACGGCGACACCGCCGCCATCGTCGTGCGCGTGGAGTCGCAGGCGGTGTCGCTCAAGCGCGCGCGCGAGTGGCGTTACACCCATGAGGACCAGCAGATCGACTACCCGGGCGACCTCGGCTTCGAATACGTCGCCGGTCTTCAGAACAAGGAATTGATCTGGAAGCCCGCCACATGACCCGCCTCGAATACTGGCCGCAGATCCTGGCCGACTTCATCGCGGCGGCCGACCGTCCGTTCTGCTGGGGTAGTTGGGACTGCGGCCTGCTGGCTGCAGACTGCGTGCTGGCGATGACCGGCGTGGACATCGCCGCCGAGTTCCGCGGGCGCTACACCACCGCGCGCGGGGCACGGCGCGTGATGCGCGGCAGCATGGCCGAGATGATGGCGCGTGTGTCGGAGACCTACGGCATGCCGGAGATTCGCCCGGCGCAGGCGCAGCGCGGCGACATGGTGATGGTCGACACGCCGCTGGGCGATGCGCTCGGCATCTGCGTCGGCGCGCGCATCGCCTGCGCAGGGCCGGACGGCCTGACCATGCTGCCGCTGTCGGCCGCGCGCTGCGCCTGGAGGGTCTGATGCCGCCAGTCCTCGCCGCCATCGCCTTCACGGGCATCGTTAAAACCATCGCCGTATTCGTCGTCAAGGCCCTCGTCTCCATGGTTGTCAACATGGCGATCAATGCCGTGTTCAGCAAAAAGCCCAAGGCGCAGTCGTCGTTCGCAAGCTACGCGCAAGACCGCACCCTCACCGTGCGCCAGCCGGTCGCGCCGCGCCGCGTGATATACGGCCAGGCCAAGGTCGGCGGGGTGATGGCATTCCTGCATGCCACCGACAACGACAGCCACCTGCACATCATCCAGACACTGGCTGGGCACGAAGTACAGGAAATCGGCGACATCTACCTCAACGACGAACTGGTGCCGCTCGATGGCTCCGGCAACGCCACCGGCAAGTATGCCGGCTACGTGCGCATCATCAAGCACCTTGGCAGCACCACGCAGACCGCCGATACCACGCTGATTGCCGAGGCGCCGGACAAGTGGACGACTGCGCACCGGCTGCAGGGCGTGGCCTACCTTTACATCCGCCTGGTCGGCAGCTCCGACCTGTTCCCCAACGGCGTGCCCAACTTCAGCGCCATCGTTAAGGGCAAGAACGACGTCTACGACCCGCGCACCGCCACCACCGGCTGGAGCGCCAACGCCGCGCTGTGCATCGCCAACTACCTCACCGGCACCAAGTACGGCGTCGGCGCGGTCTACGCCACCCACATCGACGAGACCGCGCTGATTGCCGCGGCCAACGTCTGCGACGAGGCGGTGACGCTGGCCGCTGGCGGCACCGAGGCGCGCTACGCGCTGAACGGGTCGTTCGACAGCAATGAGTCACCCGAGGACACCATCGGCCAGATGAACACCGCCATGCACGGCAAGGTGGTGTATTCCGGCGGGCGCTGGGTGGTAATCGCCGGCGCCTACCCGGTGCCGCACGCCGACGGACTGGATGAGGACGACGCGCGCGGGCCGATCAAGGTGATCCCGCGCATCACCCGCCGCGACCTGTTCAACGCCGTCAAGGGCATCTACACCAGCCCCGGCAACAACTGGCAGCCGGCCGACTTCCCCGCGGTGACCAATGCCACCTATGAGACGCAGGACAACGGCGAGCGCATCTGGAAGGACATCAGCCTGCCGTACACCACCAGCGCAGCCACCGCGCAGCGCATCGCCAAGATCGAACTCGAAAAGAGCCGCCAGCAGATCATCGTCAACTTCCCCGCCAAGCTCAACGCGCTGAAATACCGCGCCGGCGGCACGCTCAAGCTGTCGCTCGCCCGATTCGGCTGGACCGAAAAGGTCTTCGAGGTACTGAACTGGCGCTTTGAGGTCTACAAAGATGCGCAAGGTGAGGATGCGCTCGGCATCGACCTCACCCTGCGCGAGACCGCCAGCGCCGACTACGACTGGAACAGCGGCATGGAGACCACGGTCGACCCCGCGCCCGACACCGACCTGCCAGACGCCTTCACCGTCGACACCGTCACCGGGCTCGCCTTGGCATCCGGCACCGAACACCTGCTGGAAACCGGAGACGGCGGCGTCACCTCGCGCATCTACGCGAGCTGGATCGCGCTGGACGGCGGCATGGTGGCGTACTACGAAGTCGAGTTCAAGAAATCGGCAGACGCCGACTACACGCCGGCTTCGCCCGTGCGAAACGGCAGTGCCGCCTACATTGCGCCGGTAGAGGATGGCGTCGCCTACGATGTGCGCGCGCGCGCGGTCAACTCCATCGGCGTGCGCGGCGCGTGGGCCTATGTGACGAACCACACCGTCATCGGCAAGACCGAAGCCCCCGCCGAGCCCACGGCGTTCACCGTGGCGCGCCTGGCCGATGGCACGCGCCGCTATGCCTGGACGGTGGCCTCCACGCCGGCCGACGTGCGCTCCGGCGGCGGCTACCGAATCCGCTACTACAGCGGCACCACCACCGACTGGTCGGCCATGACCGACATGCACACCGGCCTCCTGACCTCCAGCCCGTTCGAGAATAACGAGCTGGCTGCTGGCACCTACACCTGGGCGATCAAGACGGTGGATTCCAGCGGCAACGAAAGCGCCGCAGCCAAGTTCATCGGCGGCACCATCGGCGACCCGCGCCTGAAGAACGTGCTCTTGCAGCGCATCGAGGAAGACCTCGGCTGGCCGGGCACACTCACCGGATGCTTCGTCCACGCCAGCACGCTGATCCCGCTATCGACCACCACCATCGCCAGCCTGCCGGCCGCAATCTCCAGCCTGTCTTCGACGATCAATGCCATCGGCACCAACACCAACCCCATCGTCTACGAAACGCCGGTGATCGATCTTGGCTCGGACGTGAC